GCACTAAGAAAAGGACAGGAACAGGCGGCAAAAAAATAAAGTTTCTAGAAGAAATTTATCCCAATCGTAAAAAAGAAGACCTAAAACTACTAGCCGAAATAAACACGGATAAAGAAATTAAAGAATTAGCCCGTAAATATGGTATGGATGAATCTACTATTGCTGAAAAATTAAAATGATGTCGTTAATTTCTCAACCTTATAGTTGTGGTCATTGTGGTAAAGTTTTCATGCAGGAAAAAACTTTATTTGTGCATGTTTGTGAACAGAAAAGACGACATATAGCAAAAAATGAAAAACATGTTGTACTAGCATTTGATACTTTTCAAAGATTTTATAAGCGAGCACAACCTAATAGTAAGCAGGAAAAAACTTATGAAGATTTTTGTAAAAGCAGTTATTATAATGCTTTTGTTAAGTTTGGCAGCTTTGTCAGTAATGTTAATCCTCTCTACCCGGAAAAGTTTATCGACTATGTTGTTTGCTCCGGCGTCAAACTCGATCACTGGTGCAGAGACGAACTCTACATCCAATATGTCGTCGACCTTATCAAAAGAGAAACAGTCGAAACCGCACTCCAAAGATCGATCCAAACAATGATGTCCTGGGCGGATTTACACAATGCTCAATGGAATCATTATTTTTTATATGTTAGTCTAAGTCGTGCATGCTATGATATTAAAGATGGAAAAATAAGTCCTTGGCTAGTTTTAAATTCAGTTAATGGCAAATCGATGCTACAAAAATTCAGCGATGATCAATTAGGGCATATACAAAATATTATCGATCCCCAATTCTGGGTTAACAAGTTTAAAAAATTACCAGCAGATGTTCAATTAGTAAAAGATGTTGTTAAAGAGTCCAATATATAATGCCAGATATTGATATTGATTTTGCCGATCGAACAAAGGCACTGAGTGTACTAAAACATATAGATGCATGTTTAGATAATACTTTTAAAAAGCATAATACCGGTATCTACTGTACTTCTATTCCTTATAATCCTATAACTGGTATAAGTACTATAGATTACAAAACTGCCGAAGAACGCGGATATTTTAAGATTGATTTTTTAAATGTCAGCGTTTACGAAGGTGTTAAAAACCAAGAACATTTAAAACAATTATTGGAGACAGAACCATTATGGGACCTACTGGAACAAGACGAATTCACGAATCTTCTCTTTCACGTGAACGGACACGGGCGCGTGTTGAGGCAAATGAAACCGAAAAATATAGAACAGCTCGCGGCGTGTATAGCAATAATTCGTCCGGCAAAACGATATTTGCTAGGAAAGAGTTGGATAGAAGTATTCAAAGAAATATGGGACAAACCGACGACTGACGAATATTATTTTAAGAAAGCACATGCCATTGCTTATGCACATGTGATAGTTGTCCAGATGAATTTAATTTGCGAGCAAATTAATCACGAACATAGTTAACGAGAAGGTCTGCGTAGTAGTTGAACCGATTTGCGTTTAACTCTTTTAAGAGTTAAGTTCATTAAATTTACTACCGGGCCTAAAATAACTCTAGTATCTTTACTGTTAAATGTTTTAATTGCATAGTTAAAAGGTTTAATTTCTTCACGACAAAATACATTGATAGGAAATTGTCTATTACTTTCCCACCACCATATTTCACCAATTTCTAAAAATGCTTTAGTTTCATCGGCTGTCTTTAGTGCATTAAGATCATAAAAACTAGTTACAAATTGATCTTGATTTATAATGATGCCGATATATTCGTTTTCACCGTAGTTCAACACACTAATAAACGGTAAATTTTGTTCTATATTGTCTCTTAATTTTGCCATAAATAGTATTAAAGGTCCTGCCAAATGCAAAAAATTCAAAGTTATTTATATCCAAATAGGATAATAGTATTAGCCGATGTGGCAGGTTTCACTGTGGAGAACAAAGTCGTGTATGCAAGAAATGTAAAAATATATAAAGGCGTTGACAATGTCATAGAATTTGACGTACAAAATGCCGATCAAAAACGTATAGACTTAACTACTCTATCAAGTATCAAATTAAATATAATGGATGTTAGCGGTAACTCTTTAGAAAATAGCCCGTATTCTCCAATTTTATTAAGTACCGCAACAGCTACCAATGCCACAGTAGTTGCTCCATACCCTGTGGGACAAACTACCACTACTACGATTACTATTCCTACATCACATGTTGTAGGAACATTTTTGCCTACATACCAACTTACAGGAACCAGTATCTCTGGACCAGTTATCATAAGTGGAGTCAGCTTAGATGTCGATAGTGCAACTACTACACTAACAGTTACATTTCCAAATCAAACAGTTACTGCAGCGTCAAATGTATCCATCAGTTGTATAGTTAAAGGATTGTTAAAAGCCACAATTCCCGCAATGGATTTACATGATTTAAATGAACAATATCTAACATACAGTTTAACAGCAATTGATCAGTTAGGTAATGATATTGTGCTATACACAAACAGTTATTTTGAAGCAACAGGCACCATTGAAGTTATTACCAATGCTATTCCCAAATATAGAAAAGAAATTATATACGATGAATTTGTCGGCGATATTAATTTTATGGGTAATGTTACGAATCATACAAGTGCAATTCCTTGCAAATTTTATGAAGCAGAAGCAACTCAATACATGAACTTTAAAGTCAACATGACCAATTTTATTGGAACAGTTTATGTTGAAGCAACAGAAGACATGACAGTGGCAGTTAGTTCATTTATGAATGCAACTCAACTACAATCATTTACATGTACAACACCGACTACTACAACTATTATATTTTCCAATGTTCCAGTAATCAATCCAACAACTGGAAACAGTTATAACTACATGCGCATCAGTTGGTTATACCCGGATGTTTGGCAATATGGCAGCCAACAAAACCCTGCACTTACTTACGGAATGGTTAATACAGTTACCGTTTGTTCTTGATAACAGATAAGCATTCTGTTATAATAAGACATGAGTCTAATAGCAGATACCTTATTACAATACTTACCCGGAAAGCGTAAACATACACCAAGTGGTTGGATAGGTTTTAATGCTGTCTGCTGTGATGACAAACGCCAGCGAGGCGGATTTATTGTCAATGGTGGAGATGCCGTAAGCTATCATTGTTTCAATTGCGGATTCAAATGTAGTTGGCAACCGGGCAGACATATAAGTCAAAAAATGAATAAGTTCATGCGGGATCTTAATATTCCCGATGATGTCATTGCCCAATTAAGATTAGAAGCATTAAGATTAGATGAAAATAACACTCAATCAATCCGATCCATAATCCCTAAGTTTGAACCTCGCGCACTACCACAAGAAGCCCGTAGTTTTGATGAATGGAAGACTTTTTTTCAACTCACAGATGAAAACTATAAAATTCCGGAATCTTTCATAACTGTTGTAGACTATCTGACCAAACGAAAAATAGATTTAAACGCATATCCTTTTTATTATACAAATAAAATCGGATTTAACAATAGAATTATAATTCCTTTTCTTTACAAAGGAGAAATTGTTGGCTGGACGGCTCGAGCTGTTAAAGATGCCAGTCCTAAATATTTAAGTGAACAACAACCTGGATATGTGTTTAATTTAGACAACCAACAAGATGACAGAGAATTCGTAATTGTTTGTGAAGGCCCGTTTGATGCGCTAAGTATTGACGGATGTGCATTACTCGGAGCAGAGATTAAAGACAGTCAAAATTGGTTATTAAAGCAACTAGGAAAAGAACTGATCCTAGTTCCAGATAGAGATCACGAAGGTCCTAAGACAGTAGAACGGGCTATAGAACTAGGATGGAGTGTTAGCATGCCTGACTGGCCCGATGGTGTTAAAGATATAAATGATGCTGTAATTAAATTAGGAAAATTAGCAGCATTGTGGTTAATTGTAAATAGTAAAGAAGCTAACAATTTAAAAATACAATTGCGAGCAAAAAAATGGTTTAAGGATATAACATGAAAAAATTATTAAGATGGTTACTGACTCCATATCGTAGATATAAAGAGAAAAAAGCATTTCAAGCTCGACTAGCTGAATTGCGCAAGCGTGATCCATTTATTTACAAATGATAGCCTGGGGAATAAACGCTCTTAATCACGGCTCCAGCCTGGCTGTTTTTAAAGGCGGCAAATTGCAATCATTGGCTAATTGTCAAGCTGATGAACTAAATTCATCAGACATAACTCGTGCACTACATTATGGAGCGCCCGATAGGATCTATTGGTACGAACGCCCTTGGATTAAAAAAGCTAGACAGCTATATGCAGGACAATATTCCACAGTCTTCGACTTATCAAATCTACCAAAAAAATATTTAAAAACTATAAAGGTATCTTATGCTCCAGTTACTTATACTGCTCATCATGCTAGCCATGCTGCCGCTGGCTATTATACAAGTCCATTCAATCACTGTGCAATTGTTGTTCTTGATGCGATCGGAGAATTTGAGTGTGCTACCATCTGGCAAGGACTACACGGTGAAATGAAGAAAGTGTGGAGCAGAAGTTATCCACATAGCCTTGGAATTTTTTATAGCGCATTTACTAAATTAATTAATCTTACTCCTATAAAAGATGAATATTTGTTACAACAAATGAGCGATCAAGGAGACCCTAATAGATTTTATTTTGAAGTTAAATCTTATAT